AAATTATGAACCTTGAATATGTACAAAGTGGTAACAAAACAAGCGTTAAACAAATTTCTAGAAGCGTAGAGAAAGATAGATATTCCGCATTTGCTTACGGATTATTCTATATGTACTTACTAGAAAAGAAAAATAAAGAAAGACAAAGAGAAACTTACGATGCGACAGGCTTCTTCGCTGTGAAGAAAGCAAACTATCGTGTTAAGAGTTGGGATTAATAGGAGGTGCAAAATATGACAGAAGAAAACAAGGTCGAAAGACCAATAGCAATGACGTTCGATAGTATGGCATTCGCAAAACTTATGGTTAATGACTTATCTAAATCTAGAGAAGGTCGCAGAATGCTAAAGAAATACAAGCAGAGTGAAGTACGAGAAATCGTAGAAAATTACAAGATGCCTAAGAATCAAGAGAAGTTGAGAGAGATTTCAAGTATCTTGTTTGCGAAGAGTCCACAATATCAGAGATTGTTATTCTATCTTTCTGGGATGGCGTTATTTGCACACATTATCGCTCCTATTAAGGATATCAAGAAGGCTAATAAAGCTAAAGTTATTAAACAGTATACTCAAATTGGTGAACTGTTAAAGCTTATGAATCTTCGACATGAAATGACAAAGGTTTTAAAAATCGCATTTCGTGAAGATACTTTCTTTGGATATATTCACAGAGATAAGAAATCATTCTACATTCAACATATTGATGCTAATATTTGTCAAATCACATCTATTGAAGATGGCGTATTTAACTACAGTATTGACATGAGATATTTTGAAAAAGATGAAACTAGATTACAAATGTATGGTAAGGAAATCCAAGTCAAATACAGACAGTGGAAGAGAACTAAAGGAATGAAAGGCAACAATACACAGCTTGAATCATTCGTAGAACTTAGTCCAGAGAATACAATTTGTATCAAAATTAATGAGGATATGCTAGAGTCATTCCCACCATTTGCAGGCTCATTCGATGCGATTTTTGATATCGAAGGATTTAAACAACTTCGTAAAGATAAAGAAGAACTAGGAAACTATATGATTCTTACACAAGAATTGCCAATGCGTAAAGACAGTGATAATAACAATGACTTTATGATTGACGAAAAAATGATGAGATTCTTCCACGATATGGCTTCTGATACAGTGCCAGAAAACGTAGGAGTAATTACATCTCCAATGAAAATTGAGCCAGTTAAATTCGATAGAGACAGAGCTGATAGTGACGGTGTTGCGAAAGCAGAACGTGACTTATGGAGTGGTCTTGGGGTTTCTCAATTATTATTCAATGCAGATAAGTCAACTTCACAGGGTTTAATGATGTCTATCAAGACGGATGAAGAAATCGTGTTTGGAGTGCTTACACAAATCCAGAGATGGGTTAATAGATACTTAAAATTTGAGTTTTCAGATTTGATGTTCAATGCACAAATCTTGCATGTAACTCACTTCAATAGAGATGACATGTTCCAGATGTATTTAACATCTGCTCAATATGGTATTCCAGTTAAGAATCATGTTAGTGCAGTGGTTGGTTTAGACCCAATCGAAACTATGAACATGGCTTACTTGGAAAATGATTTACTAGAAATGCACGAAGAATTTATTCCTCTAATGTCATCTCACACAATGGGTGCAGAAGGCGTAGCAGGCGTTCAAAATGCAGAAGATGGTAGACCTAAGAAAGACCCTAAAAAGGTTTCAGATGAGACAGCGAGAGGGCAGGATAAGCCTAACGCTAATGCTTAAAGGAGGTGAAAAGAAAAAATGGGAAAGAGACTAGACTTCCAATCTAGTATTAGTGAAGTCAAACAAGTAAACCCACTTTTCTCCACCTGTAAAGTAAGAGTGTTGTACACAGGTAAGAATCGCAATATGTCTATCATTCCAAGAGAAGCGGTAGATAAAGCGATGCCAACTATTTACAACATCCCAATCGTAGGTGAGTTTTTAGTAGAGAACCAAGACTATAAAGGTCATGGTGGTAGATTAGATTTAGATTCATATAAATTCATGCATACTACAAAGCCTTATGGTGTTGTTCCAGAATCAGCTACATACGAATGGGAAACTGTTAAGAGTGCGGATGGTACGGTACGAGAGTATCTAGTTATCAACGGCTGTTATTTATGGACAGGTAGATATGAAGAGACTTTCAGTGTTGTAGACAAAGGTAAAGGTCAATCAATGGAAATTGAAGTTACTAATGGTGAATGGGTAGAAGAAGAAGAAGCATACAGAATTGATGACTTCGTATTCTCTGCTTTATGTATATTAGGTGACGATGTTGAGCCTGCCTTTGAAGATGCAAACATTGTGGGTTATTCATTAAATAGAGATTCATTCAAAGAAGAGTTCTCTCAAATGTTGAATGAATTAAAAGTATCTTTAAATGAAGAGAAGGAGGTTATTAATTTGACTTTACAAGAATTACTAGAAAAATATTCTATTACAGTTGATGAGCTACAATCAGCAGGAGTTGTTATTGAAGGTATCGAAGGTGATGCTTTAGAAACTGTTATCTCTGACTTCGCTAAGAAGAAAAAAGATGACAAAGAAGAAAAACCAGAAGATAAAAAAGAAGATGCTCCTAAAGAGGAAAAGCCAGAAGACAAAGCTAAGTCTAAAGATGACAAGGAGGACAAGCCTTCTGACAAGAAAGATGAGGAAAAACCATCTGACAAGAAAGAAGAAAAGCCTGCTGACAAAGAAGACAAAGCTCCATCTGATAAAAAGGATGAAGAAGAAGAAGAAGATAAGAAGAAGAAAAAAGGTAAATTCTCACAAGAGGATTACGATGCTCTTCTAGCAGAAAACACAGCACTTAAA